GGATGCGATCATTCGACTCCTCGACCTTTCCGCCTACATGGGCATCAATATCGACGCGCACGTTGCGGCCAAATTGAGCTACAACGCCACGCGGCCACGGCTGCACGGCAAAGCATACTAATTTTTTCACTTTAACCCATATCCAAACATGAACAATTGCACTTTTTTCGGACGCCTCGGAGCCGATCCCGAGATCAAAAACACCAACAGTGGCCAAAAGGTCGCCCGCTTTAATCTCGCCGTGAACCGCAGCTGGGTCGGCAAAGACGGACAAAAGCAGGAAAGCACCACTTGGATGACCTGCATAGCGTGGGAAAAGTTGGCTGAAACCGCCGAAAAGCACTTGAAAAAGGGGCAGCGGGTGCTGGTCACCAGCCAATACGAAACTCGTTCCTATGAAGTGAATGGCGAAAAGCGCTGGGCGCATGAGTTCCGCGTAACGGCACTCGATATTGTCGACTGGCCCGAAAAAATGGAAGCCACGCCCGTGGCCACGCCGCCCGACTCGAAGCTGGTGCCGCCCGCGCCGAAAACGACGGTTCAAAAGGTCCAAAGCGCGCCGCCCATTGCTGATGACGATAACCTGCCCTTCTGATGACCGACCGTGAACGACACCTGCGCGAGCGTATTGAGCAACTGCGCAATCATCCCGAACCGCCGTTTCCAACCGCTGAGGAGCTTGAATACCACGCGGCGCACATGGGATGCGACATTTCCCGGGCAACGGATATGTACCGTGACGCACGAAAGGCCGCCCGTGAACGCACAAACCGCATAATCGAAATGCTCGAACGCGATTTGGAGGAACTCACCAAGCCGTACGTGGCCCCGCTGCCAAAACCCACCAAACCACGCCGGAAATGATACTGATCGGCCTTGACCCCGCGTTCCGCGAAAACGGCTTTGCTGCCGCGATCTTTGACCCGTCCGACCGTGACGAACCGTTGCGGTTTATTGTTTTCCAGGACGTCGTGTCGTTTATCGGATGGGCACAAAACGATGCGCCCGACCGCGCCTTTGTCTATGTGGAAAATAGCAACCTCGACGCCGCCGTATACCACTTGACCCCGCGTATGAACGCCCGCCAAGCGGCTGCCATTGGCGTCGCCGTCGGCAAAAACCAAGCCGTGAGCCAACTGGCCGTCGACCTGCTCCGCCGCAAATATGGGAAAGACTGGGTGGCCGAAATCGCGCCGAACAAAAAAGGCGGCAAAGTGTACGCCCGGGCCGTCGCGATGGTGGATGTGTTGGAGTTGACCAAGGCAAAGCCGACCGACCGCGTGGCCAAAGCCCTGAAATCGGAGGACTGCCGCTCCGCATTGATGATGCTTATGAGGGCAAAAAGCCAACATCGGCTGCGTGAAATGATTTACGGCGTATCTTTGTAACACATTCCCGCCGTGGACAAAAAAACACACTTGGATTTTTCTTTTTTTGCTGATAAGCAAAGCGCGGTTGGTGAACGCCAGCCGCGTTTTTTGCGTTAAATTCGAATTATGAAACTTTCCCAAATTAAACCCAACCCGAACAACCCGCGCTTGATTAAGGATGAGCGGTTCGAAAAGCTCTGTAAATCGATTCAGGAGGCCCCAAAATTCATGGCTTTGCGTCCGATCATAATCGACGGAGAAGGCATGATTTTAGGCGGTAATATGCGCTACAAAGCGCTATTACATCTCGGCTACAAAGAAGTGCCCGACGCATGGGTCAAGCGTGCCGACGACCTAACGGAGGAGGAGCGCCACCGCTTTATTATTTCGGACAACGTCGGTTTCGGGCAATGGGATTGGGAAGCCGTTGCAAACGAATGGGATGTTGAGGAGCTGGCCGACTGGGGCTTGGATGTTATTGAATTATCCAAAACCGACTTAGATTCGTTTTTTATACCGAAAACAGATGAAAATGAAAAAAATAGCTGTAAAATTGTCTTAGAATATACTTTGGATGACTACGAATTAGTAAAAAAAGAATTGCTTAAACATGGCAAAACGCCCGAAGATGCAGTTTACAAATTATTAAATTTATGAAAATTTTCATAGCAGGCAATAACGACCATAAAATTAACTGGGCAAACAATAATTTTTTCGATTTTAATCGATTAGAAAGTTTTTTCTACATAAAAGATGAGAGAAAATTAATACATAAATACAAATCATTTTTGTTAGATAGCGGCGCATTTACATTTATGAACCAACAAAAAGGCAAAGTCGACTGGCATCAATACATAGAAAATTACGCCAATTTTATCAATACATACAAAGTGAACCATTTTTTTGAATTAGATATCGATAGCATTGTTGGCATTTACGAGGTTGAAAAACTACGAAATAAGCTTGAATTATTGACCGGTAAGCAGTGTATTCCAGTATGGCATAAAAGTAGAGGATTAGAATACTGGAAAAAAATGACAAAAGAATATAATTATGTGGCTATTGGAGGTATAGTTACAAAGGAAATTAAAAAACAAGAATATGGTATGTTTACAGCATTACTGCAACTTGCAAAAAAAGAACAATGCAAAGTTCATGGATTAGGGTTTACAAATATGGATCTATTGAAAAAATATCCATTCTATTCTGTTGATAGTACAACCTGGCTAAGCGGTAAACGCTTTGGAGAATTGCATAAATTTACAGGGGATGGCATTAAAGCATACAAAAAATCTAATTGCAGAGTAAACAGTGTCGACGCTGCTATAAATAATTTTAACGAATGGATAAGATTTTCTAAATACGCTGAAATTTACCTATAATATGAGCAGTGCAATTTTACTTTTTTCAGGTGGCCAAGATAGCACCACGTGTCTATATTGGGCAAAACGGCATTTTGATAAGGTGTATGCTATAGGATTCGATTATGGTCAAAAGCATAAAATCGAGCTGGAACAGGCGAGCAAAATTGCCGCTTTGGCCAATGTAGATTTTGATGTAATTGCAGTGTCCAATGTATTCACAGGCTCTTCTTTATTAAATGGCGGAGATCATAACCAAGCCTCAGTAATAAACAGGGATTTGCCCGCGTCTTTTGTCGCTGGCCGCAATTTGCTGTTTCTGTCGATCGCCGGCTCCGTTGCGGCTAATAGAGGGGCCCAAGACATCGTCACTGGCGTATGTCAAACTGATTTTTCGGGTTATCCCGATTGTCGGCGCAGCACTATCGATGCAATGCAGCTATCTTTAACTTTGGGTCTGGGCATTGGAGATTTACGCATTCATACTCCACTAATGTATTTAACCAAGGCTGAAACATGGAAGATGGCCAAAGACCTTGGATGTTTTGATATAGTTGTTGATTACTCACTTACGGACTATAATGGCTCACAGCAAAAAAACGAATGGGGTTACGGCGTTATGGACAATCCTGCAACGGTATTGCGCGCCAAAGGTTATTACGAGGCAAAGCAAAATGGTTGGTTATGATCATCAAAAAAGAGTATCATTTTTATGCTGCGCACCGAAACAGAGCAGCTGGCGCAAAGTGCGGACGAATACATGGGCACACTTACAGAGTGTCTTGCTTCTTCCGCTTTGCCGAAATTGGGCCCGGCGGAGTGTGTTTTTTGTTTAGCGACATCGATGCGCTGGTTGAGCCTTTGATAAAAAGCTACTGCCATTGGTTTCTGCTTTGGGAAAAAGATCCTTTGGTGGATATTTTGACAAATTCCGTAGAAGACTTTAAAGTAGTGCCGTTCGAGACCTCCGCTGAAAATCTTTGCATCTGGCTATATGACCAGATTGTTGAAACAACTGGCCTACCTTTGTTCAAAATAGAGCTTGCCGAAACTCAAACATCAACCGTAATTTATGAACCTAAAAGTATCTGAAATTTTCTACTCTTTGCAGGGCGAAGGCGCACGTGTTGGCACTCCCACGATCTTTATTCGCCTATCTGGATGTAAAGCAAAAAACGCATGCTTTGCCCTTGGCATTAAGTGCGACACGGAGTTCGAAAGCGGCTCACAAAAAAGCGTCGACGAAGTCCTTGCATGGATGCAGAAAAACGCGCCACAATGCAAAGAAATTACTTGGACGGGCGGAGAGCCAACCGACCAACTTTCAGCGCAGCATATCGCATTTTTTAAGGCCGCAGGCTATTTTCAAGCAATCGAAACCAGCGGCTTAAATCCAGTGCCAGATGGTATTGATTTTATTTGCGTGTCTCCAAAGGTAGCCGAACACGTAATAAAGAAAAATTTTCCGCATGGCGTCGACGAACTGCGCTATGTTCGGCATGACGGGCAAGATGTACCTGAGCCATCTATTACGGCAAAACACTATTGGATTAGCCCGCATTCGGACGGCTTTTCGATAAATGCCGAAAATTTACAACACTGTATCGGACTATGCGTGCGAAGCGGAAAATGGAAATTGTCAATTCAAAACCACAAGCTATGGAACGTATTGTAACTTGGAGAGAGATAGTCGAAAGAGTATCAAAACTCGATAAAGATCTGAAGTATTACGGCGTGCCTCGCGGTGGGCAGTACATTTCCGCCATGCTAAATCCAGTGGACAGTGTTGAGGAGGCGGATATAATAATCGATGACTTGATCGATAGCGGCGCAACCCGTGATAAATATGCACATTTTGAAAAGCCTTTTATCGGCCTTTTCGATAAACAGACCGAGTCAGATCTGTTTGGAAAGTGGCTAATTTTTCCGTGGGAAGCAAAAGAGGAAATCCCCGTGGAAGAGAATTTTGTGCGCATCCTTCAATATCTCGGTGAAGATCCAACAAGAGAGGGGCTGCGCGATACTCCAAAACGGTATCTAAAATTTATGAAGGAGTTTTTGGCTCCAAAGGAGTTTAATTTTACCACATTCGATGCCGAAGGAACGGACGAAATGATCTTGCAAAAAAACATTCCGTTCTATTCGCTTTGCGAGCACCATACGGCGCCATTCTTTGGCTTGGCAAACGTTGCGTATATACCGAGCGATAAAATTGTCGGATTGAGCAAGCTGGCCCGCACTGTGGATCTTTATGCAAATCGCTTCCAAAACCAAGAGCGTATCACTACCCAAATTGCCGAACGACTTAATGAAGAATTGAAGCCAAAAGGCGTTGCCGTAACGCTGCGTGCGCAGCATCTTTGCATGTGTATGAGAGGAGTAAAAAAGCACGATACGTGGACTGTGACTAGCAAATTATTGGGCGCATTTAAAGATGACGCAAAGGCACGGCAAGAGTTTTTTGAACTATCCAAAACAGGCGTATAACAGGCGATGAGCATACCAAATGAACATCTCAATCAATTTGCGCCCGGCCAAAGTGGCAACCCCGCAGGCCGACCGCCGAAAACCGTTAAGTCGGTAATTTCGGAACTGCTGGCGAATGGTCACGAACCAGTAAAAGCTCCCGATGTTCGGGCAATTATTGAGGCTATGCTGGCGTTGCCGATCGAGGAAGTGACCCGCCTTGTTCAGGATGACAAACAGCCCGCGATTATCCGCATAACGGGGCGCCGACTGTTGGACAAATCAAAGGGCTTTGAAGGGCTGCAAACGTTACTTGACCGTGCGCACGGCAAAGCTACACAGCCGACGGACCTGCAAAGCGGAGGCCAACCGATCATGTTTGAAACCAAGGTCGTGAAAAACCGACCCCTGCCAACGGATGATTAAGCATAGCCAAACGGGCAGCGCCTTGTTCTCTTGGTGCGAAGAGCGCGCCGAGCAGGCTATTACCGCGCCGTCTGGCAAGGTTCCGATCTTTATTTTGCAGGGCGGCACGTCCAGCGGTAAGACCTATGCGGTGCTCCAAACGCTTTTCGTAATCGCGGCCAAATACCCACGGATGGATAGCGAGCCGACGATTATATCCGTGGTGGGGCAGGACGGGCCCAACCTGAAACGCGGTGCCATAACGGACGCGACAAACATAGCCGCCACGTTTGAGCCTGTGGTCAAACGATACCACAGCACGGAAAGGACCTTCGAGTTTCATAACGGGGCGCGGATCGAGTTCGTAAGTTACGAAACGCCACAGGATGCGAAGGCAGGCAAACGCCACATCTTGTTCGTGAACGAGGCCAACGGCATTCGGCACGAAGTGTTCGAGAAGTTGAGCGACCGCACCAAGGTGGCCACTTTTCTGGACTACAATGCGGATGCGGAATTTTGGGTTCACCACCTGTACGCCGCCGAGGCCAAAGCCACGGGCAACTTCTGCCGATCGACCTATCTGGACAATCCGTTCATATCGCCGGCGGTCGTGGCGTCGATTGAGGCCAAGCGCGGTAACAGCGAATGGTGGCGCGTGTACGGGGAAGGCCGCACGGGCAAAAGCGAGGGCGTAATCTACAAACGTGCGGAGGCGTGGCACGAATTCCCCGACGATGTACGGCGGTTCGGTTACGGCCTTGACTTTGGTTTCTCCGAACCATTGGCACTGGTGAAGTGCGGCATTGCTGGTGAGCACATTTATGCTCAGGAGATCGCGTATCAAAGCGGATTAACACCCTCCGCGCTGGCAGCCGCGCTGCCCAGTTGGGGCGTGGCCAAAGCGTCCCCGATCTGGGCCGACGGCGCGCGTCCCGAAATCATAATGGAGATGCGGCGGATGGGATACAATGTGCGCGCGGCGGTTAAAGGCCCTGAAAGCGTGGTCAATGGCATCATGGCCCTGAATGACTACTCGATGCGCCTCATGGGCCCAAATTTGACCAGAGAGGCCCGAATGTACAAATGGGCCACGCACGCCGCCACGGGTCAATTTACCCGCGTCCCTGC